GCGGGTCAAGGTTTACTGTTCCGATCCAGACATAACCTGCCTCTAAGGGCTGGCCATCGATGTCTGTGAAGATCGGATAAGTTGGTTGAATACTGAGTGCGGACATTACTGGTTCTCCTGGATGGTGGATTGTCGCTCAAGGCTGCACGGGTGGCAATGCGTTGAGGGCTTCATTGATTCTGGCCTTGGTGCGCCCCTCCTGGCGCATCTTGATGATCTGTCGCAGGCCAGATGCCACTGGCAATGGCAAGCCTGTGAGTGCTCCTGTGGCCCCAGCTTCTGCCATGGCTGCGAGCAGCGTGCCTGCTGTGCCTGAGCTGTTCACCAGCGTGCCTGGTGGAACTGTGGTGACGTATCGCACCACATCATCAAGATCGCGCACGATCTGTGCGTTTTTCTTGCCGAGTATCACGTCGAGTCGGCCATTCGCATCAAGTGCCTGGACGGATTGGTGCAACTTGGCTGGAGAGATCAAGGGGCGGTCTTGCGAGTCCATGCCCATGCCCTTGGTGGCCTCGTCTCTAAGGTGTCGCACGGTTGCACCTTGCAGCTCTTTGAGGGCTTGCTGGCCATCTTTGCCGCTGGTGACCAAGACGCGCTTCAAAAACGTGATTTCCTCTGGCGACGAGTTCAAGATGGACTTGCGAAAAACCTGGTCAGCTGCGACCTGTGGATCTTCCATGCCTTTGCGGTTCTTGATGAGACGGGCAACGATGGCGCGATTCTCGAATTTGCGAGCCTGATCGATGCGAGTCTGACGGGCCTTTTTGTAGAGGTCTCCGCCCATGCCTTCGGTCTCAAGGTCGAATGCACGCTTGAGGCTTCCGCCGTGGAACTGGTCTGCACCTTCAAAGCCTGCACGCTGGAAGGTCTGGCGCAGGCTTTCGGCTTGCTTGAGAGTGATGGGCTGGGCCACCAGTCTTCCGTCTGCATCTGGGACTGCTGCACCGATTGCGATGGCCTTCTGCTGGGCTGCCTTGAGTACAGGAGCCAGGTCGCCCTCTGGGATGTTCTCGTTGATGTAGTCCACCACCGAGTTGAGGGTGACGTTGTTCTCCAGTTCGCCAGCGTTCTCTGCTGCTTTGTAAGCGGCGCGGGTTTTGTTCTTGGCTGCCGTGAGGCCTTCTGTCAAAGACTTGACGACAGCGCCTCCGGTGCTGGACAAGTCCATCAGCTGGGCGTCTGTCATATCAACTAGGGCGTCGAAGTTTTGTAAGGCTTGCAGGTTGTTTTCCTCGGCACGCTGGCGCAGTGGGCCGCCCAGATCGCTTTTGATCTGTTCCTTCTCGAAGGCCAGTTGCTGTGCGTCCCTGGTGGCCGCGCCTTTGGTGAGGGTGACGGGCACGGGCAGGCTTTCTGCCGTGGTGGTGCGTCGCATGGCTTCTGGGGTAGCTGCTGCACCACCGGAAACACGCGCACCGGCTGCTGGGGCTGTGGTGGCCACGGCTGGGGTCTCCATGCCCAAGGTCTCGCGCACAGCTGTGGTGGCCGCTTGCACTGGCCTGGCAATGGCTTGGCCTGTTGCTGTGGCCGCACGCTGGCCTGCTGCTGTTCCGATCTGACGGGCTGCGCCTAAGGTTGGGGCTGCGGTGCGTGCGGCTTGCATCACAGCGCCTGGAGCTGCGATTGCAGGCAGGACTGGTGGCAGGACGTTGGAAAGGACTTGGCCCACCGCTTGCACTTGCTCTTGGCCAGCTTGAGTGCGTGGCTGGTAGGTAAGCGCCTGTGCGCCTTTTGCCGCGGCTTGCTCGACCGCACGCATGGCTTCTGGCGTGCCGAACTGACCAGAAAGGATCTGCTGGGACAAGCCCTGGAGAGTTCCGGCCAGTGTTCCGAGCGTGCCACCGACTGCGCCAGTGCCAAGGGTCAGTGCTGTTTCACCAGCGCCGACGAGCTGATCCATCACGCCTGGCTGCTGTGGCAGTGGTGCGTTCTGCTGCTGGAAGGTGGCCGTGTTTTCTTCGCCCTTGGCAAGCTGGTAGGCCTGCGCCACGGTGTCAAACTCAGGCGTTCCGCGCTTGGCGGAATTCTTGACAATCCAAGCTGCGTATTCGTCGGCTGTTGCCATTTAGCGGCCTCCACTCAAGATGGCGTCAGCTTGTGACCGGATGTTGTTCTGTGCTGCTGCTGGTCGTGGATTGCGATCTGTCGGGATCTGATTCACCAAGCTGGTCTGCTGCGTCGGGTCGTAGCGTTTGGAGACATCGCCGACGATGCGCTGGGCAAAGTCGTTGAAGGTCTCGCCCGGCTTGGTGGAGTAGTCACCAGCAACAAATGTGTTTTTGGCGCGTGTGAGCGTGCCGTTGTTCTGGGCAAGCCAGTCGGTTTTGGCGTTGCTGATTGATGCGTCAACGTCTTGCAGCTTGGCCATGCCGCGCAGGAAGGCCGACAAGTCTGTGGCCGATGCGTTGTCGCTTGGAAAGCCTTTCAAGGCCATTGCAATGTCTTTGTCTGTGGCTGGGCCTGGTGGCAAAGACTTGATGGCCGCCGTGTTGCGAAGGCGTGTGTATTCCTGACGCAGTTGCGTCATGCCGCCTTGGAAGCCTGCACCCTTCTTCAAGAAGTCTGAGGCGCTGGAAAACACGCCGTAACCACCGCCAGATGCGTCGAGGCGTTTGGCCAAATCGTTGAACTGGTCGGCAGACTGTTTTGCTGTTGCCGCTGTAACTGCTGACTCGTTGATCAGCTTGCGGGTGTCGGATGGGATGTCGTTCAGATTCTTTTGGATGCTGGACATCTTTTCTGCCACTGTTGCTGCTGTGGTCTGTTTGTCCAGATTGAGCTTTGCAGCACGGTCATTGATCTGGCTTTGCAGATTCTTGACGTTCCAGTTTTTCTCGTCAATGCCAGCCTTCTGCAATCGCTCTGTGAATTGCGCTTCGATGGCTTTGATCTCCGCCTCTGATGTGGCTTTCTTTGCATCTTGTTCTGCTTTCGTCAGAACAGATGGTTGCAATTGCTCAGTCCTGCGCTCTGTTCCTAGCTTGACCGCGCTCTCAATGATCTTGTCACCGCCTGGCATTTGCGAGATGGTAAATCCGAAGTAGTCTTCGGTTGCTTTAGGGTTTTCCTTGGCCACATCGCGCCAGGTCTCCAGGAACATGGCCCCTTCGTTGTCTCCGCTGTTGCGCTTGGCTTCGATCTGGCGATCAAGAAGGCCGATTGCGATCTCTGGCTTGCCTGCTTTAAAGGCTGAAAAAACTTGGCCAGATTGCTGCAAGGCGTTTTGCTGACGCTCTCCTGACAACATGCTGAAACTCTCGCGCACGGCTTTGGCCTGCGTCTCTGGCAGGACCATGGCAAGGTTGGCGTAATCTGCTGCTGTTGCACCTGGCTGGCGCAGCTTGTTGAAGCCTTCTTGAATCAGTTTCTGGTTGGCCATCTGCTGCTGTTGCTGCTCTTGCTTCAGACGGGTGTCTTGGATGGCCGCGCCAGTTTGGAAGGCGCTCAAAAATGACTGCGTTGGGTCTTGGATCTCGACACCGTAGTTGATGGGTTGCATCAGAATTTACCTCCAAGGCCACTGAATAATCCGAGGCCGCCTGAAATTGCCGATGGGATTGCGCCGAATGCTTTGCCCTGGGCGATCTCAGCGCCAGCTGCTGCTGCGCCTTGTTGCCCGAGCAGGTTGGTCACGTTTGTGCCCATGGTCTGTGCTGCTGCACCAGTGCCTGCTGCTGCGTTTTGGCCAAGGGTGGTGAGACCACCCAAGCGGCCATATTGCTGCTCAATCAGATTGGAAAGCAGAGCTGGTCTGAACTGTGCCAGTGCACCTTGCAGATTTCCGCCTCGCAAGCCACCAGTGGCCGATGCGTTTTGAAGAAGTGCGTTTTCACCCTGCTGTTGCAAGGCCTGGAAGGTTTGACCGCCTTGGATGCGCTCGATGGCTGCACGTTCGGCTTCTGGGCCTTTCAAGCCCAAGAAGGCTTGCTGCGCTGAGAGTGCGCCCGTGCCTGCTTCTGCGTATGGCTTGAGCAGTTCCTGAACTTTGTCGAATTGGCGACGCTGTTCTTGGATGCCTGCCTCTGATGCTTGGCCTTGGATTGCCGCTGCATCTCCTGCTGCTTCGCCCTGCATGTAACCAGAAACAAGGGTCGCGCCACCGACGGCAATGCCTGCCAGTGCTGCGCCAGATAGTCCGAATGTCATTTTGATTCCTCCAGGTGCGCTGTTTGGACAACCCCTAGGGCTGGTGCTGGCGCTGGAATGGTGAACATGTCCCACAAAGTGTGCGGGTCTTGTTCGTTGGTGGGGTTTGCGTGGAATGTGGTCACTTCAACTTCTGTCAGAGCAATGCCAGCACGCTTGGTGTTGATCTTGGAGACGCTCATGTCGCCAGGTCCAAGAGTACGTGGGCCGTCGTCTGTGCTGACGATCAGCTGGCCTTTGCGCACCAAAAAGAAGGATTCCTCTTTGTGCACTGCTCCAGTCAGGACTGTGCCTGCTGGGATGTGCATTGTGCGAGCGTAGAGGCCATTGCAGAAGGCGTGATCGACCGGCATCTCAACCTGTGGGAGCTTGAGCAGCTCGGCTTCGAGGCGATAGATCGGCAGGTGCTCTGCTGGCACTTGCTTCTCAATTTCCTGAACCGCAGCATTGCTCATTGGGCACTCCTGTGAAGGGTGAGCCACTGGCAGCTCGGACAGCTCAGTGCCGTTATTGTCCCACATTTGCATGGCCTGTCAATCCATCTCAAAGTCGCGCTCTTCCCAGGCTTGGCAAGAACGAAGGTCGTGACAGATGAAGTCAAACTTGCGGCAGTAACCTCGGAAACCAGCGTCGGTGTCCCAATCGTTGCGCGGGATGCGCTCCATCAAGGCCTGCTTGTAGGTGCTGTTGTCGTAATACTCGCAATTCGAGCAGCGACGACGACGAGCCTCTTTCTCATCCACCTGCATAGCCTTGCCAAGTGCAACCCAGTAGACCTTGTTGGCCGTTGGCTCGTTGCTTGGGTTTTCAGGGCCAAGCATCCAGTCGTCGATGACGGTCTGGGTGTTTTTTTTGTTCTCGGCCGTGGTGATGAACGGCATGGATTCGGGCAGGCCAGTGAATCCGGCCATCATGATCTTTGGCATTTCCATGGTGTTCTCCTTAGGTGATCTCGCGGCCACTGGCGCGAATAGTCAGCGACGTTGCAGCGCTGGCGATGGTGGAAATGAACCCGCTTGGCTCCAGCACTTGGCCAACAAGCTCGGGAAATGTGTAGGTCTCATCGGGAGCGATGGCACGCGAATCAACAATCAGGTTGGACACGCCAGCACTGCCGCCGCTGGTCACGATGTTGACACTGAATGTCACGTTTGCCGCGCTGGTGTTTGTAGCCGTGAACTTGTCGATGATGGTCTTGCAGTTGACTGCGGTGTACTGCGTAGTCTGGGCGTTTTCTGCCTGCTTTGATGGGATCAGCGCCTTGATGGATACGGTCATAAAATTTGCCTTTCAATTGATGTGAGTCTTTCTTCAAACCCTCTTGCGATGAACAGCAGCAGCTCATCTGTCCTAAAGCCATATCTGTTCCCGGCCTCTGTCGCAAAGATTTGCTCTTCTTCTAAAACATTTCCATCTTCATCACGTCTTGCCGCAATTTTGATCTCGCTTCGATCCCATTCGTCGTAGCAGATAAATCCGTAGATCATTGGATCGAGGCCATGAAACTGCATTATCTCAATGGCTCGCTGGACTGTCATTCCGATGTGGAGTCGTGCGCCTTCACCTTTTTCAGCAAGAGCTGAGATAAATTTGAACGTCCCGATCTCGCGAGCCAGTTCTGTAGCCGCTGCCAATTCATTGGCAGTCATATTGGATACGGCAGTCTTGTGGCGTGCGTCAGATGTGTTGATAGTTCCTGTGCCTGCATAAACCACAGACCAGCGGTTGCCTGCTGCACCGAGTGTCTTGGCGTTGTCGGTGTTCGGAAACACGTTTTGACTGGTGTCAATGACGATTGCTGGCGTGCTGTTGGTGCCGATTGACAAAACCCTTGCACCAATCGTTGAAACAGCGCCGGAGGTAGTATCTGAATAAATGTTGAATGTGCGACTCCCGGCAACACCCATATCGAAGAAAACACCATTGCCAGTGGCAGAGTTCATTTCGATAGCTGCGTTGCTTGCGCTATTGATTCCGAAAATTCGGCCATATCCTCGACCAAAAACGTCGGGAGATGTAGTTCCAAGTCCAAGATTGGTGCCGCTGAAATACAGATTTGAACTGCTGCTAAATGCACCCGTTCCGTTGCCGTAAGGGATGTAACCAGCGGTCAATGACGAAAGGCCAGTACCACCACGGCCAACTGCAAGTTGACCAGTCCATCCTAGAGTAAGTGATGCTGCTGCCAGCAATGCTGTGGTTGGTGATCCACCCAATGTGAGTGTGACGTTGGTATCGTCTGTCTTGGTGAGTGCCGAGCCTGTGATCGTGATGTTTGGCGCTGTTCCACCAGACGATGCCAGTGGTGCTGATGCCGTTACACCAGTCACTGTGCCGTTACCTGTGCCTGCACCAATGGCCGTCCTGAACGTGGCAGCGTCCAGCGTTGACACGCTGTTGTCAGCATTGATGCGCGTGTATGTGACTGCACTTGGATTTGCCAACGTGAATAGGTTGGAGCCGACCGTAGTTGCTCCAAGCGATGTGCGGCCAGTTGCGGCCACCAGCCCCGTGCTGCCACCATCCCACTTCAATCGGTCAGTGTAAGCCGTGTCCCAGTTGGTTTGTGATGCGGTCGTCGGCAAAGAATAGCCAGCGGAGAACGACAGCGCAAGAGTACCGCTGCTGGTAACTGGTGAACCGCCGACGGAGAACCCGGTTGGTGCGGACAGTCCAACACTTGTTACAGTGCCACCAGTGCCAGTTGCAGAAATCGAGATTCCTCCTGCCGAGTTGGAAATGCTGACACCGCTTCCTGCTGTCAGATTTGCTACGGTGTATCCAGCTCCATTCCCGATCAATAGTTGGCCGTTGGTTGGCGTCGTATTAACGCCAGTACCGCCTCGGCCAACAGCAAGTTGTCCCATCCATCCCAATGTCAAAGATGTGGCGGCCAACAACGAAGTGGCTGGAGCGCCTCCAAGTGTCAGTGTGACGTTTGTGTCATCAATCTTTGTTAGGGCTGCACCGCTAACCCATTCTGGAGCAGTAGCACCAGCGTTAACTTTGAACACTTGAAGTGCTGTGCCAACTGGTAGAAATGTCGTCGTGCCAGGCGCGCTTTGATAAGGCACAGAGCCTGCTGCACCACCTGCAAGATTGGTCGCTGTGCCGACAGGAAGTGTAGAAGCGGGGATATTTTCCCAACGCTGCTGCACTGAGTCGTACTGCAGTAGATCGCCATTTGCTAGTCCGCTGATGTAGACGTCTTGCAACCTTGCCAATGATTCCGCAATGGTCATTCGCACAAAGATCGAACCAGATCCACCAGAGCCAGCATTGACAACAACAGCCACAGGAACATCTATGCGTGGGGCGATTGGTTGAACTTTTGTCCAAGTGCCAGGAGACGCAGTACCAAAGTACAGAAGGTCTCCATCGTTCCATGTTTCACTGTAAGGTGCGCCAGTTGTATTAAAACCACGCACAAGGCCAAAGCTCGTCACATAGCCAAACTCGTTGTCTGCGATGTCCTGTGTGGCCACGCCCATCATGTAATCGGCCGGAACAGTACCATCAGCCACGGCTAAGCCAAACGTCAGTTTCCCAGACGACCCAATAGTTCCGGTGAACATCACTGGCGTACCGTTGGCGATCAGACTTCCGCTGGTATTCTTTGAGTAGAACATCAGCTCCTGGCCAACTTGCAGCACACTGCCTCCGTACAGCCCAACGTCCATGGTGCCGTCGTCTTGGTTCCACTGGACGCGCCGGGCCTGTGTGACGTGTGGGCCATCCTCTGGAAGATCGATGTAGTCGGTCACCACCGAGTTGTTGTTCTGGATTACCGGGGCAGTGGCCAGCATCTCCAGCGCGTTGGCGATTCGGCTAAGTGTGTCCAACGCTTGAACAGCCTTTTGATCTGCCGCACTGCTGTTGATGGATGCGTCTTGCGCTAATCTGACAATCTGCGCAAGCGCCTCATTAGCTGCCGCATCTGCGTTGCCAGCTTGAATGCTGATGCCCTGGGTGTCGCTGGCAGTAGAAACCTCATCGGCCAGAGCAAATAGATTCTCGAACTGTTTGATCTGCTCGTGGTTTTTGAGAAACGTTGCGAGCTGATCGCGGGTGAGGTTGAGCTTTTGCGTTGCCATAGTCAGTAGGCCAGAGGCTCAAGTTGCGCCTCAAGACGGGCAAAGGACAGATGCGCTTGGCTGTCACCGCGGAAGCGCTGGATGCGCCAGTTACGCATGTGGCCCTGTTGGAACCATGCCAGACGCTTAGTGGTGTTCCCTGTCGTGCCAACGCGAAGCGGTCTGTCTTGGCTCCATGCCATGCCGTCCACCGAGTAGCTTGTCGTGATTATCGGGTCAATGCCCAAGGCCACGCGGCCAGTGAGGCTGATCAGTTCCAGCTTGTTAAAGATTGCGCCGTTGCCTTCGTTATAGACGATGATGGTGCCGAACTCCCAGCGGACAATCTGGCCCCAATGCGTGCCGATGTTGTCCACCAGGTATCCGATGGCGCTGGACTGTGGGTCTCCAATCAGCCACTTGTCGTAGGCCCATACAAGGTTTCGTGCTCGGTACTGGCTAAAGCCGACGGTTGATGTAGTCAGGATGAACCAGACCTGAGTCTGCATTTCCTGCGATGCCGCCGCGTCATAAACCAGCGTCTTGTCTGGTAGGTGCACATACAGGTGCTCGTGCGCCTTGTCGTTGCGTGACTCCAGCTTCACCGTGACCAATTGCGCCTCGGTGTATGTCTGCAACAGCTCGTCAATTTCCTGGGTGCTTATTTTTGTGGCAGTTGCGTTTGCGCCGAGGTAAATGCCTGGTGCTTCGTTCCGGCCACTTCCCAAGAATGCAACGGTCTCGATGAACACGCAGCAGCCAAATGTGCCAATCACGCCTTTTTGAATCTGAGCGCCATCGACTCGCTGAAATGGAAAGAAGTCGCCGCCGACGTTGTCGAACACCTCGATTGTGTTGCGGTTCAGCGCATAAATCTCGTTGCGCAGTTTGAGCAGTGCCACCACTGGGTCTGGATCAACTTCTGAGCTTCCGTACTTCAGCGGGTTAACGGCAAACGGGTCTGCCAGTTCGGTGACGATCAGGCTTGTGCCGTCGGTGGTCATGAAGTAACCGTCCACCCATGCCACATCCAGCACAACGCCAAGGTCTGGGTCAGTCACTTGAACCAATCCAAGCGATGATGACCAGTAGTACAGGCGACCACCGGACGCAATGGCCAATCGGTCGAAGCTGTAGTCCATAGTCACCAGCGTATTAACGGGGCCGCCAACGTCGCCGAGCACGGTCACAGAGCCATTGCTAGCCACCGTCACGAGCTTTGTGCCCATGACGCGATAGCAGACGCCGTTCCAGTTGATGCCGCCACGGTCAATGCCTGGGCCTGTGCCGTTGGCCACGATGCCGTCGCCAGGACGCAGAAAACCGGCACTGATGCCGGACTGCTTTGGCACTGGCACCATGTTCACCGGGTAGCTCGTACGCAGGTCTGGGCCGTTGTCGGTGTAGATGCCGTTGAGGATTTGAATTTGCATGGCTTACCACTTCACCTTGTTTGCCCAATACGCAGCGCTCATTTTGCCTTTGGAAATGTTCTCCGCGTGCCTAGCTTTAAAAGATTCACGCCGGTTTTTTTCAGCCTTGCTTTCGCCTTCACGCTTTGGAGACCCAGACACACCTTGCTGACCAAAGCGGATCGTCTTGATTTGATCTCCGTCTTTGGCAACTACAACATGTGACTTGGTTGGATGCGATGGCGTGCGTTTTGGCTTGTTGAAGCCCTCAACACCAAGGCGCTCCAGCCGTGGGTCTTTTTTGGATGGCATCAAATTCCGCCTTCACCAGTCGCAATGTTAAGCGTTGTACCAGCAGCAGAAATGTGAGACAAAGATGTGTCTTCTGTTGATTTGCGAACAATGATTTCACTGTTTGCACGAACAGGAATATCTGCCGTGGTTGCAGCGCCGCCACCGATACGCACATAACAAATATTTGCACCACTGTTCACAAGGCGTACAGCTTTGTCTTGTTGGTTGATTGTGACGGCAGCAGATGCTGCCGCAGGTGTAACGACCTGGTTTGATCCAAGACGCTGACTGAATTGATTTACGACGGACATGGTTTTCTCCTTTTTGGTTAAGCGATGCGATACCAGCTGTTTGTTGCCTGAACAAAGCGCATTCGGAAAAAGTCCTCAGCTGCAAGTGTGGTCGGGTCGCCATAGGCAGCGCTCGCGCCGTTCAGCGCCAGCGTGAAAGCTGTGATCTGCTGCGTGGTGGTGATGAGCACTTCGGTGCCGTCTGGCGTCTGAGTATTCAGCGGCAGGGTCAGAGTTCCAGCAGCCAAAGTTCCAGCAGGCTGAATCAGCATCCACTGCTGCTGTGCCACGGGTGTCGGCACGGAAACGTTAAAGCCGGTGCCTGGCGTGAAAATGCTCGTGGCAAGCGTTGGGCTGGCGAAGTTCTGCTGGAAAAAAGCCAGCAGCGCACCGATGGGCAAACGACGGGCGTCGCCGTTGTTCGGGGTGTAGACGGGAATCTGGTCGCCTGGAGAGGCAACAGAGAGCAGTGGCAGTTGGTTGATGTAAGCCATGGTGAATCCTTAATTGAACTGGAGTGGGCCGTCTGGGCCAGCGTCGACAGGATCGACGGGAGGACGGATGAACGGGTTGTCGTAGACGCGCCATGGCTTGTTGCCAGCGCCAGCAGGCATAGTGGCTGGGAGCTGTTGCTCGGGCGGCATGGTGGCACGTTGCAGCAGGGTGTTGTAGCTGTCCTTGGCCACGGCCTTGGTCTCAGGCATCACAACCTTGCCGTATCCAGGAGCGAGTCGAACAGCACCATTGGTGATGATGGCTTCATTCGCCCAATCTGGCACCAATGTCGGCTCGTCCAGATCGCTGTCTTGTGGGCTGTTTGGCAGTGGGTAGCCAAGACGAATGCCCTTGCCGTTCCAGTCGGCCATCATGGCATCGATGCGACGCATGGCGGACTGAAGTTGTTCTGGCTGCAGGTCAAAGACATAGGACGCAAGGCCGATCTCTTCAAAGGCTGCCGCGACGAATTGGCGCTTGCTGTAACCCATGTCAGAACTCCTGCTTGTTGAGTGCTTCGGTGATCATGGCCAGCAGCTTCTCGTCGCTGGTGCGCTTGGTGAAAGTCAGGCCGAGTTCTTTTGCTTTTTCGACCAGCTCGATGCGGGTCGGCGCTTCGCTGTCGTCGGGAACTGAGGTTTCCACGACATCGATCGCTTGAGGTGCGGCTGCAGCTGCGGCTGCCTGCTCACGCAGCAGTCGGTGATTGATGCCGTCGATTGGCCGGGATGGCTTGCGTACCTTGACGGGCTTTTTGTTCTTGCGGTACTTTGGCATGAGGATGTTGTCTTGCATCACTTGGCATTCCTTTTCATGGGCTTTGCTGTTTTCGCCGCTGCTTTGAATGCTGCAGAGGTCGGTGCGCCCTTGGTGCCGGGCTTGCGCATCCGCTCAGGCGTCTTGCCTGCGGCTTTCTGCTTTTCGATGCGCTCACGCTTGGCGTGAATGTTGGCGTACAGACCGGCCTTCATTTCTTGGCCTTCTTGGGTGCTTTGCTTGGCTTGCCAGCAGCTTTTGCCGCCTTGCGAGCGACGTTGAGTGCAACGGCCACGGCTTGCTTTTGAGGCATGCCTGACTTCATCTCCTTGGAGATGTTCTTGCCGATGGACTTGCTTGAGTAACCTTTTGTCAGTGGCATTTTGGTCTCCTATGCAGAAAGGGGGGCCGAGGCCCCCCAGTCTTTTGCCAGATTACTGGTTGAACAACAAGATGCCGGACATCTCGGGGTTCTTGTTCACCACACCGAACAGCGTGTCCATACGGTATTTGATGGTCATGCTGTCAATGTCGTAGAACTTCTGCATGACCAGCTCGATGCCTTGGTCGGTGGTGGCACGCATCACTGCGACGCCAGCGTCCGAAGGCACGGCATAACGGCCGGGCAAAATTTCCAGCGAGTCACGCTGCCAGAACACGTTTACCGAGGCGGCATTCACGTTCAGGAAGGTGATGGCAGCAGCGTCAGCAGCGATGGCCACTTCAACGTTTTTGTACTGCAACTGAGCGTCGGTGGGGGCAACGCCCTGGGCACCGATGATCGGAGGAGTGATGGTCATGGTGGTGCCGGAATCAACCGAGACAACGCGGAAGGTCTTGAGTTGACCAGTGCTTTGCTTGGTGATGTGATGCACAGCGTAGACCTCAGCGATTGTGAAGGCGTCGCCTGCACGAACGTTGGTGGTGGCAGACACGGTGACGGTCTGGAAGCGGTTGTCCACGTTGATCTGGCCGCCGACGGAAGTCGAAGTGGCCTGAGGCGTGTAGTTCGCTTGGCTGTTGGAGCCGTTGGTGTCGATGGTCAAAGAAGAGCCACCAGCAGCAGCCAGCAGGCGGTTGGCGTAGTCCATCTTGTATGTGTCGAAGCCAGCGACCATGCCGACGTAAGAGCGCTCATAAGCCTTGTCAGACTTCTGATTGCCAAACGAACGGGCGGTGCCAACCAGGTTTCCAGCCAGACCGTTGTAGTCGCGGCTGGACAGGGCCATGAAGCGGTCGTAGTCGGGAACGCCTTGCTCGTTCATGATGGCGTCGCACAAGGCGATGTCGTCATAGTCACCGGCTGCGGCACCAATGTCCACAACCAACGAACCCAAGCCAGCGGCTGCGTTCATGATGGCGATGTTGATGTCGGATGCCAGCTTCTGCTTGGCGCTCTCGCCCAGGCGGCCTTCTTGCAAAGCGTCGCGCAGTTCAAGGGAGGTCATTTCCCAAGGCACGGTCTTGCTGAAGCCCAAAGTCGCAGGGACGGCCAACTGAGTCATGCCCTGGTAGCCAGGGATTGGCGTGCCAGGAGTGCTGTTGATCGACTGAGCGATGTAGGGCTGTGGACGCCAGATGGTGTTGTTGGCGCGTTCCATCATTGTCTGGTCTGTGTTGTAGACCGAGACGTTGCGGGACAGCACGAGAGCGTCTTGGAAGCCTTCGAGGAGGTCTTCAAACGCGACGCGTTCTTCTTTCGAGAAACTATTGGACATGATTTTTCCTTAAAAAATGGTCATTTTGAAGCTGCACGCTTCTGCGCTCTGTACTGGATGACCTTGGTCATGTTGCCAGTACGGGCAGCTTCTTCGCGCAGCCGTTCGAGGGTTGAGTCCACCGCGCCAGACACTCGACCAGTTGAGCTGATCATGCGCTCGGGTGCAGGGGCTGCCTTCCGGTTCGTAACTTTCAATTCCTTCTCCAGTTTCGCTACCGCAAAGGCAAACTTTACGGGGTCTTCAATTTTGGCCAGCTCTGCCGCCTTCTTTGGATTCTTGCCGAGTGCGTAAATCACCAGAGCAGGATTGTCTGCACCTTGCAGCACGACGCCTTGCTGCGTGATGTTGAAGAGTTCCTGGGCGACTGCCTCGGCATCCTCAAAATCTCGCACCTTCAGCTCAGCTTTCGCTTTGCCGTAGCCGTCTAGCTTTTCCTGCCAGGCTTGTTTTTGCGCTTGCTCAGCCTGCTGCAGCTTTTGGGCTTCAGTGTCGGATTGGCGTTTGCGCTCGAACCAGTCTGTCAGGGCAGATTCAAACTTGTCAGCGTCATAGTCGAAATCTTCCAGCTTTGGCTTTGCCCCAAGTGCGACCGGCTTTTTCTCAGTCGTCTGGGTCAGCTTTGCTTCGAGTTCTCGAATGCGCTTTTCCTTTTCGCGGTTTGCTTTACGCAGCTCTTTCACCCAACCAGGTGCATGAGCCTGCTCATCGGGAGGTGGCGCGTCCTCACCAATGGAAACGATCACTTCGTTGTCGTCGCCTTCTTGATCGTCGCCGGATTGCTGGTCGTCCTGGTCGGTGCCGGAATTTTGCTCGTCACCCACGTTCTCAGAATCGTCCTGGCTTTCCTGATCGTCGATCACCAAGGTGTCGTCGTCGAGGTTTTCATCTCCTGTTGCTGCCTTTTTGTTCATTCAAATACCCCATTTAACTCATCCACTTCCAACGGCTGGATGGATACCGTGTACCCACATTCTCCACCATATCGATGTCATCTGACAACAGGCTGCACTTGATCTCCAAGTGCGGCTTGTTCCAGCGCCTCGATTGTGGTCAATGCGATGTTCTGATCGATCTCGCTGGCCTTGGCAATGGTCTCGGCCGTCTGGGCGCGTTTGAGTTCTGCGCTTGCGATGGTCTCCACCGTGTCGGCACGTGCCCTGGCAGCCTTGGCCACCGCTTCTTCGGCCGCGGCCTGCAAGAAGATGGCGTTCGGGTCTTGCTGTTGGCCAGCGGCTTGCATCTCTGCCATGAGCGCTTCGGCTTCTGCGTCGGTCGGTTTGACCACACCCATGCGAATCAGGCGCTTGCGGAAGTAATCCTGCACGTCGCCAACGCCCTCGCCTTCCATGTTCATCATGGCCATGGCACCGAGAACCTGCAAGGTTTCTGGGTCTTGGGTGATCTGCATCATGCCGGTCAGGGCGCGAACTGTGGCCGCACGCTTTGAGCTGGAGGACGGGCCGACGTCCACATCCACATCGAACTTGGCAGCGCCCAGGTCGTTGGCCATTTTGACCTCTCCGGTCTCCTGGTCGATGGTCGGCTGCATCAAGGTCACTGAATCGGTGTCGCCGTTGTCGGTGATCACCTTCATCTGGCGGCCTTCCTCGATGTAGACGTCCTTGGCCATGCTCAGCCAGATTTCGCCGCAGCGCTTCATGGCCTTGGCAAAGTTGCTCATGTAGATGAACGTCTGCATGTCCAGGCGCTGCTGGATCATCTCCACTGCCTTGCCTGACACGTTGCTGACGACTTTCTCGCCTGCCTGCGGGTTGCCCAGAATGTCCTGCATGTCCTGCTCGGTCACCTGCAGCAGGGCTGCCATGGCCGGAGGGATTGCCGGGCTGCGGGTGTAAGCCACCGGGCCGCTGATCGCCTGGCTGCCGTCTGCATTGGTGATCGGGTTGATCAGCAGGTAAGGGTAATCCTTGAGGTTGTCCTCTGCCCACATGAGCTGGTGGCCAGCGATCTGCTCTGGCGTAAGGATTGGCTTCTCAACGCTGGACAGGGCGCTGATCTCTCCCAACTTAGACAGCTGCATGTTCTTGAGGCGCTGCGCGTCCTTGGCCAGGCGCACGTGGCCCATGCAACGCTCGACGTTGTCCACGAACCAGCGCTTGCCGTAGACCGGCACGATGGGGATGCACTTACCTGCGATGTAGCCAGCATCCTCAAGGATGCGGCCGCCGGACATGATGTACTTGTGCACCTTGCGCGACTTGATCTTGCGCTGGCGAACCTCGACGCTGCCAATGGCGGCCAGAGTCTCTTCCAGATTTGGGTCTTCGGTGAAATCGCTGGACTTGTAGCGTTCCTCGGTGCCGTCGATGGCGCGGAAAATGCGGATCGTCTCGGTGACGTCCTCGACCTTGTAGTATTCCGCGATGTAGACCACATCGGGCGTGCACCAGTCGAATTCGTACTGGTGAATGATCTTCGGCCAGTCGGTCGGGTCGTCGTTCCACTCTTCCTTGTAGGACTCGTAGGTCATCGAGTAGATGACGTAACAGAAACGGGCGTCGGCCTTGTCCTGGCGCTTGGCGTTCAGGTCAAAGAACACGGAGCTGTCGGCATCAAAGATCGGCTCGATCTGGATGCGCTGGCGCTCGTTGTCCTCGTCCTCGTCGTCCTCATAGGTAGTGCGCAGACGCCAGGCACCAAAGCCACCGCCCACAGCTTCCTCGAAGGCGTTGTCGTACGCCTCGTTGGCCACGCTGTCGTGCTCGTCGGCACGGTACAAGCCGTCGCAGGTGTCGGCCAGTTTGTCGTTTTCCGCGCCGTCCTTGGACACAAAGTCCACGGTGATTCGGTTGTTGCGGTATTCCGAGATGATGCGCATGACCGCCAAGGCGATCTTGTTCACCTCGAACTTGGGTTTGTTCTCGTAGATGTCCCAGAGTGGGCCTTCCCATTGAGCACCGGCCAGCGAATAAAAGCGCCGGTCTTGCAAGCACTGCAGGCGCTCGTCACGCAGCGCCGTTTGGACGTTGTCAAACTGTGAGAGCGCTTCTGCGTGGAGATTAGCCAGTCGCTGCTCTTTGGAAATGCGTGCCATATTTTTGCCCTCGTTTCAAGTATTTTCTCACCATTTCGACACGTTCGGCAATGGCTTGACCATGGCCGCCTTGTTTGCAGGTATGCGTTGCACCAGGTTGATGGCGTCGAACATGGGGTCGAGCTGGTCATCGTGTGCACCAGACGGGAAAGCGGCCACCTCGGCCAGGAAATCGGACAGCCAGGGCGCGTCGTGCGGCAGCAAGACGTTTCCGGACTCGATGAACGGGGCTGCGTCGTAACCTCGGCTGATCTTGTCCTTGTTGCGCTGCACGGCCACCACCGGGATGCCCTCGCGCCGGAAGGTCTGGATCAGGCCGGTGCCAGACACCTTGTCTTCCACGTACATGCCGCGCATGGCAGAGCCTTGGGCCACGGGCCGCTGGTCGTTCAGGTGCTTGAGCCAGAAAGCACGGGCCTGCACCAGCAGCTCGGGGGCCTCCCACTTGCCGCGCACCTGGTCGAGCTTGACCGCCTGGCCAATGCTTGAGCGTGCCCAACACTGCAGCACAGTCCAGTCGTTGTGGTCGGCAGTCTTTTGGGCCGTGTCCACGGTCAGGAAGCGGAACTCGAGTTGCGGGATGCTTGACCAGAACTTAAACCAGTCGGTGTTGATGATGCCGCCGCCTCGGGGTGCTGGACGCTGTTGCAGCTGTCCGGCTGTGCCGTAGGTGCCCAGGGTTTGCTCCAGCTCTGTGACCTGCACCTCACCAAAGCGCTCGGGGAACATCAGCTCGCCCTCCTTGGTGCGCGGGTCTGTCCAGCCGATGCTGGTGGTGCAGCGGAAGGCTGGCTCAAAGCGCATCGGGATGCACAGGTGCGTGTAAGGCAGGCCCATCTCCTTGATGACGCCGGAAATGTCCTTCTCGTTCAGGCGCTGCATGATCACCACGATGGCCGACTTGTCGGAGTTGACACGGGTCGGCAGGGTCTCGGTGAAGGCGATGCGTGCGGCCTCCAGCTTGGCCTGGCTGTTGGCGTTGTCGGCACTGATCGGGTCGTCCAGGATAACTCTGTCGCCGCGCACGCCGGTCATACTGGTGAAGGCTCTGGCCTGCCGGATGCCCTTCTTGGTGTTGCCAAACTCGCGTTTGCCGTCCAGATCGGCCAGCAGCTCGATGGGCCAGAGCTTCTGATACCACTCGGACTTGATCAAATCGCGGCAGCGTCGGCTGTCTCGAATGGCCAGCTGCTCCTCGTGGGCCGTGCCAACAAAGCGCATCTCGGGCAGGTTCCTTGGCCCCCACTCCCAGGCTGGCCAGATCACGCCGGTCAGCAGGGACTTCATGGAGCCAGGTGGCACGTTCATGAGCAGGCGGTTGATGTCGCCCTTGGTCACCGCCTCCAGGTGCAGGCAGATGGCGTCAAGCGCCCATCCCCACTTCAGCTCGGCAGCCGGTTCAAGCACGCGCCAGGCACGCTTGGCAAACTCGGCCAGGCTTCTCCTGCACAGCTCGCGCTCGATAGCCAGCAGGTCAGCTTGCGTCAGTTGCATCTTTTGCGGCCATGATCTGCGCCAGCACCTCGGTGCCCAGCTTGGAAACGTCCAGGGTGGCCACGGTAATCGGTGCGCCGTCCTTGCCGGTGATCTCGTGGGCCTGCACCTCTTTCCAGCGCATCTGGGTCTTGCTCCACCAAATGGCTGCGGTGGTGTCGCCGCCCATGGCCTTTTGGAACAGGGTTTTCCCGACCTGGCCGTTGGCCTTGGCTTTGCCCTCGATCAGCTCCCTGGAAAAGTGCTTGCGCAGGGTGTCGGTGTCGATGCCGCCTCGAACCAGCACGGCAATCTGCTCAATCGGTAGGCCGTAGCCGGACATGGCTTCCACCTGTTTGCGCTCGGCATCGGTGGGTTCAAAAGGCTTGCGGCCTGCGCCTTCTCGAGCGCCGCCGTTGGTGGTTTGCTTTTTTAGAACCGATTTTTCAGTTTTTGGTGTCTTGCTTGCCATTTGTAACCTCCGCGAAAGGTTCGCCAGTTTCTGCGTGAGTTGCTATTTTGCCTGTGAAATCCTGCCAGCGCTTCACAATCACATCGCAATACTTCGGATCGAGCTCCATGATTCGAGCGACGCGCCCGTTCTTTTCGGCTGCGATCAGGGTGGTTCCGGAGCCACCGAAGCTGTCCAGGACTTGGTCGCCGCCCTTGGTGTTGTTCAGGAGCTGGTACTCGAACAGGGCCACTGGCTTCATGGTCGGGTGCTCACCGTTGCGCGATGGCTTCTCGAACTCGAGGATGGTGGTCTGCTTGCGGTCGGCTGCCCAAAGGTGTCCTGCTCCCTCTTTCCATCCGTACAAGCATGGTTCGTGCTTCCAGTGGTAGTCCTGGCGTCCCATGACCATGCTGGACTTTTTCCAGATCAGGCACTGGCGGACAGTCCAGCCAGCGTCCTTGGCTGCGCCTCGGAAGTTGTAGCCCTCGGAATCAGCGTGCCAGATGTAGAACACAGCGCCAGGCTTCATGACTGTGTCGGCTGCCGTGTAAGCATCGCGCAAGAATTGTCGGAATTGGTCGTCGCCCATCTCGTCGTTCTTGATCTTGAGCGCGTCCTTGGTCTTGCCCTCGTAGGCCACGTTGTAAGGTGGGTCGGTCAGCCACATGTCCACCAGCTGCCCTTCACAGAGCTTGGCCAGGTCGTCCATGCTGGTGCTGTCTCCGCACAGGAGGCGGTGCTTTCCCATCACCCAAATGTCGCCAGGCACGGTGCGCGGGGTTTCGGGCAGCGGTGGGGCATCGTCAGGGTCGGTCAGGCCTTCGGTGCCCACGGGTGCCAGCAGCTCTTTGATCTCGTCCAGGTCGAAGCCGGTCAGCTCGAGGTCGAAACCAAGCTCCTGCAGATCGGCAAACTCCACTTTGAGCATTTCAGTGTCCCAACCGGAGTTCAGCGCCAGCCGGTTGTCTGCGATCACATAGGCGCGTTTCTGTGCCTCGGTCAGGTGATCCAAACGGATGCACGGGACTTCGCTCATGCCCAACTTGCGTGCAGCGAGCACTCGGCCATGTCCGGCAATGATTCCCCCCCCCCCATCAATCAGCACCGGATTCGTGAATCCGAATTCCTTGATGGATGAGGCGATCTGCGCCACTTGCGCGTCGGAGTGCGTCCGGCTGTTGCGTGCGTATGGTATCAGCGCATCGATTTGGATGGTCTCAAGCTGGTCTGGGAGTTTCATTCTGTGGGCCTTTCGATGTGAACTTCTACGAATCCGCCGACCGTCTCGCCCTTGCGGATGGTCAGCGTCCAGTGTTTGTCGTCTACCTTGAGCACGTCGGCCAGGCCATCGAGACCGGCTTTCATGCGTGCCAGGGCGTTGTCCAGGTCGTACTGCCTGCGGGTTGGCGGGTAGAACGTCAGGGTCAGGTGAAGGCTGGCGGACTGGATCGGGCGTGCGCCTTGTTCCATGGACTGCCAGAAACAGGCCTCGCGGTAGGCTTTTTTCAGCTTGGCCAGCTTTGCCCAGTGGTTTCTGGCGTTCGGGGACAGGCCGGTGGGTGGCCAGGGCAGCTTGATGATCATGCGTTTTCCTGCTTGGCTTCTTCCAAGCGCTCGGCCACCAAGGTGGCATAGCCAGCAATGTCCACCCAGTTGTCAATGTACGTCGGATCACCGCTCAGGACGCGTGCAATCTTGTGGGCGATCATTTCGAGTGCTTCGCGCCCAGTTGCGCCGAGGCTATTCCATCCATCAGTCTTTTGCATCACGCGCTTGAGCTCTTGCGAGATTCTGGCGTGGTTTTTGAATTGGCCATATCTGGCTCCGCGCTCGGCCAGTGTTGCTTTGACGTCGGTCATTTCAGTCGCTCCAGTGTTTCGGCCAGAAGGTCGGCCTCGGTGAATCCGTAGTGCTTGGCAAAGCCCTTGGTGCCCAAGCCGTGCACGCCAGTATTGCCTCGGTGGTGTTCCGGGCACAGCGGGATGACGTCCATGTGCTTGGCACGCTGGCCCATGCCGGTTCCGTGCCTGGGGTGGTGCAGCTCGGCCGGTGTTACGCCGTATCCGAGGCGGTGGCACACAGCGCAGCCCAGCTCGGCCACGCGGCTCATGTGCTTGCGTTCTGCGATTGTGGTCATTTCGCCTCTATCTTGTAATCGTGGAACACGGTGCCCAGGCTGGCATCGCCAACCTTGCAAGCCTTTACCCAGACGTTTTTTCCACTGGCCAGTCTGCGAATGTGGCCGCGACGGTCGTGCAGCCTGGGGGATGCGTGTGTGCCGCCTTTCGATTCGCCTCTGGAGGTTTTTGGGCCGATCTTGACGGTGCGCCAATCGTAGGTCGGCGTTTTGCCTGCAGCGATTTTGCGCCTGTTCGTAAAGGTGTTGGTTATCACGGGCTGATAACACTCGCAGCCGGTGTCCATGCTTTCCAGCCACTTGGACATGGTGGCAAGCATGATCTCGGCCACATCTCTTGGCAGGTCTTGGCCTTCATCAACAGGGCCGTACTTGATCTGGCCATCCACAATGGCGTAAACCATCGGCGGGAAGGTGGTGTATTTTCCAGGCTGGCCCTTGCTTAGGTCGAGCACAATGCCATCCTCTGGATCATCTCCAGCGGCCAGCATCATCATTTCGTAACGCTCGTGGCTTGAGGTTTGGCCAGCCCAGAGCACCAGGCTTTTCTCAAACGGTGGCCGGTGGGTGGTCAGGTTGTCGATCTTGATGCCTGTGGACAGGTCAGCGCCTGAAATGTCAAACCACTGCATTTCGGTCGGGTCAAAGCCGGATGCAATGACCGACTTCATGATGGAACGAACGTGGGCTGTTGTCATAGCCTCTCCGTGTGGTTTGTGATGTAGTGGTGCTTCAGCATCTCAATGGAGCCGATCACCTCGTAGACGTTGGAATGGTCACCGAGCACACAGGACATTCGCAGGCCATCGGCCAGAAAGCCTGCGGCAAAGAATGACTGCAGTCGGCCAGATTCAGCATCGGCCAGGATGTCTTTGAGCGCAGCCACCAATGCAGCGTTCGGCTCGTTGGTTGGCACAGACGCGCCGCGCAATGGCGTGATGTTGCTCATGTGATCTCTCCAGTCTCCGGGTCAACGTACTCAGGCGCGGTGAAGCGCACGCCTTTCTGAGCGCCGAAGGCGTGAATCAGCTCCTGAAGCTCGGACATTTCGCCCTTGGTCATCTTGCTGGTGGACTTTCCAAGCACCACAAAACCTCCATCGATGCCGGGCACCACGTCCTGCTTGGCCAGGCTGGCAGTGAACACGTGCTTCCATTCCTCTGACGTGAGCTTGCGGCCGTACCAGTCCACCTGCTTGCTGATGTCTGCAAGCATGGCCCACATTCTTGCATTAGCTTGCAGGCTTCGGGTTTCGGGCTTGACCTCAATGGTCATCCTGCGCCCTGCAATTAGATGCGCCTTTGCCAACGGCCAGATGGTCTGCGTCAGGGCTTTGTGCGCCTGTACGGGGTCTGACAGGGTTAGGGTGATGCGGTCCATCAAAGCCACCTTGCGTAATCCTGCACGGGCATGTTTAGGGCTTTTGCAAGTCGCAGGGCTTCAGGTTGTTTCATGCTTGCCCCCCAAAAATGTCGGCTGTCTGCGGTTTCTGACCCTTGGCCTTCTTTGCTTGTTTGGCCGCTTTCTTTTCGGCCTCCAAAACATCCTGGCGCACCAAAGGGCGGTCTGGGTCGTTGTAGTCAATCAGGTAGCTGTAGCCCATGTATTTCATGCCCCCGTAGTGCCTTGCAATTGACAGTTGGCTGTCCATCCATCCGAAAATGCGTTCTGGTGGCTTTGGCTTTCCAAGATCGTCAAGATTCATTTGAGTCCCCATTCTTTGGTTGTTGCTTCAAAAATTCGATGCGCTGCTTGACTGCAAGGCCAAGCCCTTTGTAGTACTCGCCCTCGGTTGCTTCCAGTTCTTTGGTAAACCGGCGCATCTCGTCTAACCAATGCGGCATCATGGCGAATTGGGCGATGTGGTTGACTATGTGGTCAATGTTCATGGTCAGATTTTACCTGATTCTATAAATTTATTTTCTAGGTACAAACCCTAATCAATGTCACCAGTGAGCCTGAGCGCCTCTGTTATTAAGTGCTCAGGGTAGGGCTGACCGTCTCGCACCCTGTCTAGCAGTTGCATGGCTTGGTAGTGGCTCATGATGTCAATAACTTCCAGGCTGTTGCTGCACAAAGTGGGACTTGTCCGTTACCAATGGCTTTAAGTCTGTCCACCCTAGCGGCCACCCCATCAGCCACTCTACCCACGTTGGGTTCAGATTGCCACCAACTTGCGATGCCAATGTTGGAGTGTTCCTTAATGCTTCGCTCGGTGCGTTTGTCTCTTTTGCATTGTGTGATGTTGGTGTCGGCCAGATTCTTTGCCCCACAATCGTTTCTAAATTTGGATTGCGTTTCTCGTTCCAAGCTGACGCTGGTGTTATCGTTGCCGCCATTGCTGAACAGCTTCTTGGTGTCGGCCAGTTTTGCAACGATCCAGATACGATCTCTTTTGTGGTTT